TTATTCATTCTTTACACCCCTTCCTTATTGAACTACAACTGACATATACAGTTGTGCCATAGCATTGACAGGTGTGACAACATCATTGACCACAACCGCCTTTTTAGTGCTTCCAGCTTCAACCGTCACCTGGTCAGGTTCAAAGTTTTCAATTGCCCTGATGGTTTGAAGCTGT